TGGTACATCGGGCGTGATGGACGGGCACACTGGACAAAGGGTATGCCATCCAGGCCGTACATGTATAACACCGCCCAGCAACTCAGGCAAATGGTCATTCCAGCGGCAAAGGAGGCGTTGAAGTGATTGACGTGGAGAGCCTGATATTCAGTCAGGTCGCAGAGGCCCTCCGGGTGGCTTTTCCAAGAATATTCGTTAGTGGCGAATATGTAGACACCCCTGCGAAGTTTCCCGCCGTGACCATCGTGGAGAGCGACAATGCGGTAGTGCAGCGAATGCGAACGACCAACATTGAGAACGCTGTAACGCTGATGTATGAGGTAAATGTTTACACCAACACCGTCGGCTACAAGAAGTCCGAGGCAAAAGACATTATGGAAGCCGTTGATGGCGAATTTTCCAAACTGGGATTTGCGCGGACAATGTGCAATCCTATTTCAAACCTGAGCGACGCCACGATCTACAGAATGGTGGCGAGATACACAGCCACGGTGGGCAAAGATTTTTGGGTCTACCGTGCAGAATAATTCAGAAAAGAGGTAATTCAATTGAGTCAGAGACTTTCTACTGCGGGTATGACATTGCAGTATGCCGTTGAGACGAGTGCCGGAACCCGTCCAACTACAGGGTACATTAAAATTCCGGAAGTAAAATCTATGCCCAGTTTTAATCCTAGCCCCAATACCATTGACTCCACCACTCTGGAGGAGACCGAGTACATGACCTACGTCCAGGGCTTGAAGGACTTGGGCGGCGCTCTGGAGTATGGGGCAAACCTGACCGAAGACCTGATCGACGCTTGGGATACCCTCATGGGGGCTTATGATACAGCCGTTGAAGGAGATAAGCAGGTGTGGTTTGCCGTGGTTCATCCGCAGCTGGCAGATGCTACTTACTTTGTTGGAACTCCTGCTCCCCTTGGATTGAACGAGGCAAGCGTCGGCTCCATGCTGGAAACCACGCTTTATATCACGCCAAATAGTGCCCCTGTGATGGCGGCAAAACCCACCGAGGGACCCTGATTAACAATCTTGAGGAGGCATACAAATGAGCGAAAAGACCATTGATATTCAGGACATCGTAAAGCCTGCCCGCCTGACTGATGATAAGACCGGACAAGTCTATGTCCTGGATTTTTCTCGTGAGAGTATTGTGTTTGCTGAACGTAACAAGTTTAAGCTGGAGGATGCCATTGAGTATCCTGTTACTGGCATGAGGGACCTGTTCTACTATGCGTTTCGCAAGAACCACCGGAATATCTCTAGGGAAAAGACAGACAAGTTGATCGAAAAGTGGGGCGGCGGCATCCCGGAAGAACTGGTGAAGCGGCTCATTCAGCTTTATCAGCAAGCTCTTGCGTCCAACTCTATCGTTGTTGACGAGGACGCCGCAAAAAACTCCGGACTGACTCTGGAGCTGTAAAGGGTCCAGAGTCATTTGAAGAACTGTTCGTGCGTGACTGTTCGTATTATCTCTCTATCGGTATGACATGGGAGCAATACTGGACCGGAGACGTGTGGATGGTGAACATTTATAGGGAGGCTGATAGACGTCGTATGGAGCGAACAAATGCGGAGGCCCACTTGATGGGAATGTACATTTATGAGGCTTTGTGCGACGTCTCCCCCATTCTTCATGCTTTTGCCAAAAATGGTGCAAAACCGATAAAGTATCGAACGGAGCCGTATCCTTTGTTTGGGAAAGATAAGCCCAAAGAGAAATCTGAACAGCAGGAAGAGCGGGACGCATTGTTTGCCAAGGCGTATATGAGTCAGATGGTAAGGGCCGGAAAGAGCTGGGGAAAGAAATAGCGCCCCCGTTGCACCTTGAAAACTTCATAGAGATAGCGGAGATTTTGATTGATTTCCTTCCGTTGTGTGATGTATCATATAATGAAGGGGGCGATTAAAATGAAGAATTTTTTTTCTGTACTATTTGCCTTTTTAATGATTATCGGGTTAACGTCATGTGGCGAGAGTACTGAACATGAATATCATGATACATCAGATTCTAACAATCCAGAAATTGCAAGCACGGAAGATGTGAAAAACGCATTTTTGCAAAATAGAAGTTTTCGTGTCGATATTGAGTCAATCAATGAAACGGGTAACTACTATAACTTAGAAATATCTTTTGTCGGAGAGAGCGTAAGACAGGACGACCCGAGTGTATGTGCAATTGATGTAGATCGATTGATTGGAATTATTTGCGAAAACAATCAATCTGTGTATAAATGCCTTGGGACAGTTATCTTCAATTGTCCATCAGAGGAGAAAAATTTCCAAACTTCTATTCAAATCCAGGAATACAAAAGCGGGGATGATATAGCTTTTTGTGATACCATGAATGACAAAAGTGAACTTGTTGTTATAACAAAAGAAGATGTAGACTCCACTAAACAGGATGCTCAAAAGGAATTAGATGAAGAATTAAGTCAGAGAAGAGACTTAAATATTGGCGATACTTTGTATAGTGACAATAAAATTTCTATAGTATATAATGGTGTAGTACAGTATGAAACGGTGTATGCCGCTGATAATCTGGATGTTCCAAAATCTGCAATAGTTTTTTCTGTTGTCAATAAAACGGGCCAAAATCTAACAATTGGATTTTTTGACTTGCATGTAAATGGAGTTGATAGTGGACATATCACAAGCCATTCAATATCAGAAAATGAAGAAAATCTTATTGAGGTCAGATTTGATGAATTGCCAGAAGTAGTAGAAGATATACATGCAAGTGGGAATATCATGTTTGATGATTACTCAACCTCAGATTTTAAGTTCTGAAATTTAATAATCGCCCCCCGCTTAGGAATAGGCGGAGGGCCGTTTTATTTCTAGGCGTATCGAGGTTTCCGCTATCTCTATGAAGTTTGAGGTAGCGGAATTTTATATTTTAGTGCCAAGTGCTTTATTGCCAAGTGCCAATATAGAAAGGTGGTGGCAATATGGCCGTAGATATTGATAGCCTGCAAATTGAAATCGAGGCGACGTCCAGTGATGCAGCAAAGAAGATTGAGGCGCTTACTACTGCATTGACCGGGTTAAAAACCGCGGCTAAAGGAGGGGCGGGGCTTACAACCACCACAAAGCAGTTAAAGGCACTTTCGGAAGCAGCAAAGCTAATCAATGGTGCAAATCTAAATAGCGGAAAAATCAAAGAGTTCACGGCTGCAATGAATAGCTTAGCTGGCATCCAGAAAGCAAGCGGCCTTTCCTCTACGATCAACGCTCTAAGGAAACTCCCTGAGATCAGTGCGTCGCTTGAAAAGACAGACCTTGGTAAATTCGCAAAGCAGATGGAGCAGGTGGCCGCCGCTGTGCGGCCTCTAGCGACAGAAATGCAGAAGGTATCCAATGGATTTTCAGCATTTCCGATCAGAATTCAGAGGCTTATTCAGAGCAACGCAAGTCTGACGGCATCAAATAGCAGAGCGGCAAGAAGTTTTGGCGTTCTTGGAACTGGTATCAGTTCTGCGGCAGCTAAATTTAGTATCTATTATTTAGCATTTAAGCGACTTGCCGATGTTATTTCCGGCTGGATAAAGTCGGCTAATGACTACGTTGAGACAGTCAATTTGTTTCAGGTCTCCATGGGTGAGTTTTATGACGAAGCCTATAACTATGCCATGCTGGTCAATGACCGACTTGGCATCGACCCCGAAGAGTGGATGCGTGCGCAAGGCGTGTTCATGTCTATGGCAAACGGTTTTGGGTTAGCACGGCAACAAGCTTATGACCTAAGCGAGGGCTTGACAGAACTGGCCTATGACCTGAGTTCTCTGTATAACGAGGACACAGAACAGTCGGTCTTACGTTTGCAGTCTGCCCTTGCTGGCGAAATTGAGCCTATCCGTCGCTTAGGTATTTCGATTAGTCAGGCCACCTTACAGGAATATGCGCTTGCTCATGGCATTGATGAAAGCGTTATGTCTATGACAGAACAGGAAAAGGCATTACTGCGGAGTCTGGTTCTGATGGAGGGGGCCTCCCGGATCGGGGCTATTGGAGATTTTGCAAAAACCTTGGAATCCCCCGCAAATGCTATGAGAGTGCTGCGCCAGCAAATTACTCAGCTTGGTCGAGCGATTGGCACGGTGTTTGTTCCTATCCTCATTCAGGTAATCCCATGGGTTCAAGCATTTGTTGAGATATTGACGGAGGCAATTCAGCGGTTTGCTGTTCTGGTCGGATTTGAAATGCCGGAATGGGAAACCAATGATTGGGGAGAAGATATCAAAGAAAATGCTGACTCCGCTGCCGATTCCGTTGGCGATACAACTGACGAATTAAAAAAGCTAAAGCAGCAGCTTTTAGGAATCGATGAACTAAATATCATTGGTGCATCCAACGAAATCAAATTGGATACTGGAGAAGTCGGAAAATGGACCGACGATCTTGAAATCCCGGATATTTGGGACAAAACCGCCCTTGATGCGTTAAAAAAGCAAGTGGACGAAATCAAACCTGTTTTGAAAGACTTGCTTGACAACTATATCATTCCCATCGGTTCTGCACTGCTTGCGTGGAGAATTGCAAGGACGTTGTTTACAGATATCGGCCGCCTTAAGGCTTTGCTAGGCGGGTTGATGTTCACGGTAGGTATTTCTTTGCTAATTGACAGTGTAAAAGACATTCTTTTTGGGGATGGACTAACATGGGAAAACATCCTAAAAGGCGCAGCTGGAGGGGCACTTGCCGGGGCTGGACTTGGTCTGCTTTTGGCTAAGAAACTTGGACTCACCTGGGCTGGTGGAATGCTGCTTGGAGCTGTTGTCGGGCTGGGACTTTCCTTGATGGTCATGTCCATTATATCTGAAATAAAAAACGGGGTAGATGCAAAAAGTGCCCTTATTAAGGCGATTGGAGGAGCGTTAGCTGGAGGGGCTATTGGGGGACTTTTCGCCTTTAAGATGGGGATAAATCTAGCGCAAGGCGTAATAGGCGGGATTACAGCTGGAGTCGGCCTTTCTCTGGTCATAACTTCTATTATAGATATAGCGCAGAACGGGTTAGACATTGGAAATGTATTGATGGATATGATAGGTGGTGCTCTGACCGGTGCGGGCATTGGTACTGTGATTGCAGGGGGCTTTGGAGCTGCGTTGGGGCTAATTATAGGTGTTGGAATTTCTCTTGTATTTGCAGGAATTACCGATCAAATCAGCAGTGGAGAAGCAAGCATTGGCGATGCACTAATGACAATTTTGGGGTCAGCATTAGCAGGAGCGGGAATTGGCTCTGTAATTCCTGGTATTGGTACTGCCGCTGGTGCTGTTATTGGCCTTGGCGTTGGAATTGTTCTTGAAATTGTTGGTGTAGAAGCGGCGGCAAATGCGGCGTATGCGGCGTCGGAAGATTTTGCAATCATGGCGGACATTCTTGACCGTTGCACAGAAGCGTCCGAACGCACAGACCAAGCGTTTACCAATATGAAAAATCGTTTAGAAGATTTCGATTCGTCTATTGCAGATTTCCAGATTGCACGTCAGCTGGCAGATGAAATTTATGCAATTAATGAAAATACAGATGCGTCTGCTTATGCACTAGAGCAAATGGCGGTAAAGGTTCAAGTTCTGAACGATTTGAACATTGATGGGCTACATTTGGAAATTGATGAAACAACACAAAAAGTTAAAGAAAGTAAAGCCGCTGTTGACGAGCTGATTGATTCTTTGGAGCGAGAGGCCAAAATGGAGGCCCTACGAGAAATGCTTGTTGAGAGTTATAAAGAGCAATATCAGGCAATGCGTGATATGCAACAGGCGGCAAAGGATTATGATGCGGCCGCAGAAGCATTAAATAACACACAAAAAGAACTCAACGAAACAGACATTTTCAGTTGGGGGAAAGCCAGAGAACTTGTCGCTGCAAGAGAGAAAGAAACCGAAGCGGCAAAAGCCGCACAGGAAACATACATGCAATCGGTTCAGCTATACAGTGATCTTCAAAGTGAAACTCAAGGTCTTACAGATTCTATTATTGGGTTAAAGCAAGAAGAATCTGGAGTTGGAGATGCTGGTATTGATGGAATGGAAGATTTGAAAACGGAAATCAATCATTTTAGCCAATCTATTGATATGAGCCAGTTTGAAAATCTAGGAAAGCAAATGGCAGATAACATGTATAAGGGCTTCACCAGTTCTGGCCTGCTGCAAGATGCCATCAAAAATCTCGGGAATGGCGCATCGTATAGTTCGGAAAATTCTTCCTCCCGTTCGGCCAACAGCTATTCTGTTCAGGATATCACTGCATACGCGTCCGGCGGCTTCCCCGAGCATGGGCAAATGTTCATTGCCCGTGAGAATGGACCTGAGTTAGTTGGTCAAATAGGCAACCGAGCAGCAGTGGCGAACAATGACCAAATCGTTGACGGTATCGCTTCTGCTAATACCGGAGTCATCAATGCGGTCATGGCAATCGGTGCAATGATTACTAAGGCAGTCAACGATAAAGATACAACAGTTTCTCTGGATGGCCGTCAGGTGTCGAGGAGCCTGTACAAATACAACCAACAGACGCAGCGAGAAAAGGGCGATCCCATTACATGAAAGGCAGGATAAAACGTGACATTGACTGTAAACGGAACGGATTTGACGCCTTATATTGCGTTCGGCGGCATACAGTGGCAAAGGGCTGATGTAGACGGCCCAAATGCCACACGCTCAATCGATGATGCGTTTCTTACGAGAGATCGGATAGCCATAAAATATCGATTGGATATTACTTG